CCGCCCTCTTCACCAGCAGATAACGGATAACCAACATTTGTTTGTTGTGCAGAACCAAGACGTGCAACACTTTCACCAGCGTAGTAATCATATGGTCCTTCCCAAGTTGGTTGAGTGTCATTTAAACCACGAGCAACATAATGTTTAAATCCTTCATCCACAATAGTATATGGGGAAGTAATGCGCATATACTCATCACGAACAGCATCCGGCTTGAGTCGAACAACATCATTTTGCTGAAAAACTGGGGCATCAACAATAATAAAATCATCTGCGCTGTCTATATCAACAGATATTACAGCACCATCAGTAATAATAAGTTTACCAGAAGCAACGGAGACTGCGGCTTCAGCAAACACCATGGCTTGTAGTCGTCCACGAGCAATGATCTGATCAAATTCAGCCAGTCCGGATGAATCGAGGCTGAATCCCTGCTGCCCACTAATAAAGTTTTGGCTCTTTAACGTACCAACAACAAATGCATCATACATATACATCTGTCCGAGTTTATTTACTCTAAATGGAGCATCAGCAGCAGTTTGGTGTCCAAGCCAAAGTCTCCATGTTGGATCAGCAGCATCGATTTGAACAATCTCGTTGCCTGCTCCAGCAATAATTCTACCAGCGGAGCTAATCTCCATATCATTCTTGAAAATCTTTGTGTCATCAATATCCCAACCAGCAATAACACCGGATTGAGCAAGAATCGCACCATCATTTTTAACGTGGAAAGGAGCATCCGCAGCAACTTCATCTCCCGCCCAAAGCTTATAAGTAGAATCAGTTCCATGGAGAGTAATTGAATCATCTCCCCGACCAATCTTTATAAACGTTTCTGGAGTATCATCATCATATATATGAATTGCATATTCGCTGGCTGTCAACACACCCAAACTAATGGACGCTTTATTTATATCAGCAGCAAAAATCATATTGTGTGGAATAGCTTTGAATATTTTATCGTCTGGAAGGAATAGCCAACCAGCAGAGCGATCTTGTAGATGTGTAAACATCCAATCGCCCGTAATAATTTCATCCTGGGCTCTTTGGGTATACTGGGGATGGTCGTCAGCATCTTTTCCAGTTAGATCGGTGTGAGCAATGGTCTTTCCTTGACTGCCTACACCTGTATGAGCATGTTCACCAATATCAACACCATCAATGGTTGCACCAGAAACAACGGACATACTTCCTTCGAGGGCTCGTGATCCATCCTTTAATAAAGCAGAGGGATAAACTGTAATAGGAAATATAGATTGTGGGTCTAGCGCAAGAAGGTTTTCGGGAAGCGGGTTTCCTGCGGCATCATACCCATCAACGGTATCAGCATTACCGCCTTCACCTCCACCACCGCCCTCTTCAGCGACTAATGTTTTACAATAAATTGTATCCCAACGCTTATCAGAACGCCCTAAATCGTGGGTATCGGCTTCTGCCGGAGTAAACTCTCCGGATATAATACCGCCCTTTTTAGAAACAAAATGTGTTTTTAGTCCTTTGACATCTTCTACAAGCATCGTTATCTCACACTCGCACTACCTAATCCTAATCGAGCCATGAGTAAATCAAGAGCCACATTTTTCTTACCAAGCTCGATTTGAAGTGTATTTTTGTCGGCATTATACCGAGTTTTATTAATAAACGCTATAGCGGCATCCTCACCACTTTCAGCACTAACAAGTTGTGCAACTGCGGGATCATAATCGTTTATCCTAATAAGCTGTCCGGCCCTAACCAGATATGGAAATTCTGGAGCCCCTGCCTTTGTATAAACCCTACCGGAAATTCCCAATCGAGAAGACTGTGTTGGTTTTGAGTAGCTATGAATCGCAAGTTCAGCCATTGTGTTTGCAATTCCAGGTAAAGCAGGACCAATAGTTAAAGTTCCTTCTCGAACTCCAAATAAACCTTGACTTACTAGGTCCTCTTGCCAATCCGTGAATGTTGCACCAATATCCGGATCATCATAAAGAACTTGAATCTTATTATACAGTCGTCGTCTATTACGGCTTAGGGTTACACCAGCACTTCCACCAAAATCCTTTACGGATACCTGCCAATCTGGTTCCTCTGTTTTAATGTCCGGTTGAGCGAATAAATAAGGCATTCGGTGTTCCCAGATAGCAAAATAAATTGGTACTGGAATCACGCCATCATCACCAAATTTAGTTACTTGATCGATAGCATCTTTAAGTTTCAGTTCCCCCGTAAAGTCTTGGGGAGTGATATCCGTAACCGTTGTTTTGATGCGTGCATGATTTTTCCACCATTGATCAGATAAATCAACGGTATCTTCAATCATCTCAGATATTGAAGTTGGTGTACCAGCGGGATAAATAATCCCATGCGTAAGGTCCTGTGCATGGGCATAATAACCAGCACAAGCAACCTTAACCCCTTTAGCATCAGCATTCGTCGCTTCAATTCTGCCTTCATATAAACGTCGCCCAAAATGGTCAAAGACTACAACATGATGACCAATATAATCTCGATACCAGCGGATAGCATTATACCCACCAACCTCTACTTTAAAATTTGCAGCACCAAAACCACCATGAAGAATCGTATCAAAACCAAGACCCGAAAATCGATCCGTCATTTCCTTAAAATCAGACGGACTTTCACTATAATTCTTCCAGATACCAATCAATAGTTTCATATTAAACCAAAGCGTTATACGTAGGTACAACGAATACTTGTACGTCCATTTGTCGAGTAATTTCGCAGTTCTTTGACGTTCCCTCTTGTAAGAAGAAAATCTTGCAATCATTTCCTGGTCTCAATACAATTCTGGGCATCAAACCAAACGGAAGTCCAGTCTTTTTGCTGCTGGTATTGACATGATAAACCACCTCTTCCCATCCATCATCAATCGTTTCTTCGAACTGTGCTACTCCTGTTGCTCGATACTCAAGAATTCGATAGCCGCCATCCTGAGGCATCAACGCCATATAATCAAAACCAATCGTAGTGCTTCCAGCAACATCTCTTTTTGCTCGAATAGATATATTCAATCCAGCTAGTCCAGTTGGAGTTCCAACCAACCATGGCGGCAAATAAATTGTACCAAAATCAAGAAGCTCTGTAGTTGTATCAATCGGCTTTACCCATCCACTTTGAAACAAAATATCCGATCCATATTTAACAGCAATTGCATAACTGCCGTTTTGATCCCAATGATCTCCCTCATGGCATCGACCAAAAAATCTGAAGGGTCCCTGTGTTGCTTCAATTTGAGCCGCAGTCAAGGTCCATTCAAGTAAATCGATCTCTCCATCTGTATCAGAGAAGGTAATCTCGGTATAGGTTCCTCCAGATGAATAATCCGGATCAGCTACATCCGCTTCAACCAATACCTGTTGTCCAAGAGGTTGTGTGGTGATGCTTGTATAAACACTCACTCGGGCTCGAATGTAATAATATGGACCCTGAGAATTAACTGTTGTTTTTGCCCAATCACTAGGGAGTGTCCAACTAACAGCATTCCATGCCCCAACAGTAAATCCGCTGGTTCCATCAGAAATTCCAGTAACCAATTCCCAGGAATCTCCATCCCAATATTCCCACACTATCGTCCAGCTTCCAGCACCTGCTGTGCTAATATTAAGGTTAAGTTCTGTAAACTCCAAATCAAAACCAAAATAATATGCATCATCCACAGCCGGAGTTGATGGAAGAAGTGTCATATCGTCTGGTGTGGCGTTATTAGCTGCTGTGGTTTCATCTGTCATTGAACCACCATCATCAGCTATTGCAGCATCTACAGCAGCAGGTCGGAAGGTTCCGGAAGCATCAGCATCTTCAAGGATATGTTTGAATGTAAGATCACCCTTACGAACACCGATATAAATCTTCGATGTTTTTTCAGCCTCTCCAGAATCTGCTTCTAAGATAAGTTTTACTTTAGCTTCAAAATCACCCTTAAAGTCTGAACCATCAATCTCTACCCAGTTATCATGGCCTGTTGCAGCATCATCATGATTCCAAACTTTGAGACCCCCAGTTTGATCCGATCCATTCCCATTAGATATCGCTAATTCTGTTGGTGATCCGCTTACAGGTGAAATAGGATAACCAAATGGAGAAATTACAAGAACAAGATAAAAATCTGTAATAATATAATTTCCTTTTTCGTCCTTTTGATGAACCTGTTCAACAGACATTACATCATTAGGCCAACGAAGTTCTCCGTCAATTACCTCAAAATAAGTTACACCAGAGGAACCATCCCATTGATACTGAATTTCAACACGAGAACCAGTTTGTTCAATGGATCGTTGACGAGCCTTTTCAAGAAGATTTTCAATTGCACTAACATTTGAAGCGAGTTCATCCCTAGTAGCTCCGGTAACTTGAAACCACATACGCAACCTACGATTCTCAAATGTTGAAGTAACCAACTGAGAACCATGCGAATAAACTGACTCACCACCCCAAACCTGCTTTTTCTTTGGGGTCCAAAGATCAAAACCACGATCTCGGAGTCTATAAGCAGTACCCAAAAAGTCTACTGAATTTGTATCATCTTTTAATAAAAGTTTAAATGTCATAGTCCATACCTGTAGTTCTCACACGAGAATTATAATTCATCCCCGAAGGATATACCAACGCCCATATTTCCTTCGGCCCTCTCAGCCAATACTCTTTCCACAGCATCCGTAATATCTTCAATGTCTCGATCACTTCGTACTGAATCTCGACCAAACTTAAGTGTAATCTGCGGTGGAGTAGCGCCGCTTGTAACGGTATTAATACCACCAGCAAACGCTGGCGTAAGAGGCATACTTCCCATACCTCCCATACCGCCCAATAATCCACTTGTAGCTCCTACAAAACTCATTTTGAATTCTTCACTCATCGATTCAATACCTTCGACAGCACCCTGCATAATAAATTGTCCAGATTCAAACATAATTCGGGACGCTGAACGTAACTTCCAAATCTTCTTCCACCATTCAAGCGCCGCATTATAAATATCTTCAACTGCGGTAACAACACCAGCAAGTTTACTATTAATACCATCAATTACACCCTGAATTAAATCTGCACCAGCAGTTTTAAAGCTTTCCCAGGCCCCTTCAAGAACACCAACCCATTCCGCAACTTTCGTTTCTACTGCCGTTTTAATCTCATCCCATTTTGTAGATAGTGCTGTTTTAATCTCTTCCCACTTTGTAGCCACTGTTGTTTTAACCGTCTCCCAAGCTGTAGAAATTGTTGCTGTAATCTCATCCCATTTTGTTACCGCAGCAACCTTAATTTCATCCCACTTTGTAGACAGTATTGTTTTAATTTCATCCCACGTAAGTAATTTATCTTTAACTGTTTCCCAAGCATCAAGAATTACTTGTGTAACCCTATCCCAGGCCAACAACGCATTAACTTTAACTATTTCCCATTTTTCATCAAGCATATCAACAAGCTTCTGTACTTCTCTTGAAAGCCCAACTTTAAACTCCTCAAATTTAGATACAATAAAGGCTCCAACTTGATCTAATGCTGTTCTGACCGCTTCAACCATATCTTCCACATTAATACCCTTAAACCAGTCACCAATAGTAGTAAGAAGATTACCAGCCCATTCTGATGCCTTGCTTAACCCCAACATAACTCCATATTTAATAATAAACCATAACTGCTTCAACGCTTTCCATGCTGCCGGACCTTTAGTAACAATTACATAAATAAGAAGTGCTATTGCCAATGCCAATGCTGTTACAGGACCTAAAAGACTAACGATTACGCCCATTATACCTTTAAGTCCTCCCGCAGCAAAAGCCCCAGGAAGAAGTCCTATAGCCGCTATGAAATTGCCTATTGCCCCACCTGCCAAACCTGTAGCAATAGCCGTAAAGAGTCCAGCAATTCCCGGACCAATACTTGAAAGAAATGTAGCAATTCCCGCAAAGGATAGACCAGATAAAAGTGTTAAAAGCGGTCTAAGTAATAAGAATGTACCCACGAACAATAAAATATTATCCATATTGTCGGTGAAAAATTGTCCGATTGGTGAAAGCGCATCAGCAATCGACTGAACATTTTCTGCCAATCCCTCTGGAAGAATCTTGATTTCACCTGCTCTCAAGTCCTCAATAAAGGTTTTTGCGTCAGAGATAAAGCCTGTAATGTTTTCCCAAGCTGTGCCTACTTTACCTCCAAACTCATGCATCCGCTCCATTTGCTCCACAATAGGAACAAGGTCAGGAGCAACATCATCCAACCCTAATCTTTTAGCCCAATCAAGACCTTCTTCACCTAATTGTCCAAGTAGGAATCCCTCAATATCTAATGGTTCACCCCTAAAACCAGCAAGGAATGCGTCCCAAACTCCTGCCATTCTACCAATGCTTTCTTCAAGAGTAAGAATCGCTTCATACGTTTCAGCAACATCATCTGTCCAATCACTCGCATCAAACCCTACATCAGGAAATGCAAAGTCCTCAAGCGCATCAAACTTTTTACCTAATTTATCTAGTGTATCTAATAAACGAAGCTGTAGATCGTCTTGATGCTGCATTGCATCAATCATACTTCTTTGAAGATCAAGCTGTTCCTCAGCAAGGCTCTTTTGCTTTTGAAGTTCCCGTTCTTCTTGAGAAAGTAATCTAAGCTCTTCGTCTCGCCCTCGCATTGCCGCACGGATTGCATCAGCCTTCTCTTCAGCAGTCATATTACTTTGTGCGATAAGTTGGATTTCCTGTCTATACAAATCAAGCACGCCTTCTCTTTGCTTTTCAAGAGCGGCGAGTTCCTTCTGAATACGAGTATAATCTAACCACAATCGAATGAGTTCTTCGATCTCATCCCCGGCTTCTCCCATATTCTGTATAATTGCAGCCATAACATCTTCCGCAATTGTTCCAGTCTCATTAAAGATTTTAATAAGTTTTGCGAGGTCCTTACGGGCTTCCATTGCAAAAATAAATTGCTTTTTCTCACCAATCTTTTCAACTTTAGCAAATGAACTGAGAACCTTTTCGATTATACTACCGACTCGACTTAAAATACTAAAATCAGCATTTGCAAAGCCCCTAAGAAAAGCATCAAATACATTTTGTCCCCACCTATCGATATGCGAAAGTGGTCCTATATCAGGTGGTGAACTACCTGCTAGGAATCTTCCGATGAAATTACCAATTGCTGTAAGCACACGAGCAAGTATGTTTACAGCAGCAGAAAGCATTCCAATGCCAAAATTTGCAATAAGGTTTTCACCCCAAGCAGCGGCTTTCTCCGCTAAGGACAAGAAAAATTCGGAGATTACTTTACCAAGTCCTGTAAATCGCAAAACTATAGCTGTAATTGCGAGTGCAATCACTCCAGGAAGACCACCTATTATCCCAATAAGCCATGCGAATGCCTTACCTAAACCCCCCACGCCCCCTGTCAATTGAAGGATTATACTACCAATTGACATAATAACTTGACCAAATCGGGCAATACCCATAATGACCATGGATAAAGCAAATACAATTTGTGATAAGAACAAAACCATTGGACCCAAAGCTGCAATAAATAACGCAATGAGAACAATGTTCTTTTTAAGGGCCGGAGACATTGCCTTAAATTCTTTTGCTGCCCATCGAAGGGCAGGAATTATCGTTTGAATTACTTGATTTATAACTGGCAATAAGGTATCACCAAAAACCATTGCAATCTCATTAGCATTATTTCGCAATACTTTCATTTGACTTTTTGTAGATAACAATGCTCTTTGATACTCCCACCAAAGTGAGTTATTTTTTTCAAGCTCATCAGCAGTAAGAGCCAACGATAACTGTAAAGTGTCATAAGCACCAGCAAGACCTGCTACGCTTTTACCACCACGAATTCCTAAAATATCAATAGCAGCAGCCAACGCCAGAGCTTTTTCATCTCCTGCGGCCATTCCAGCAATAAAGTCTAATAATACATCATCTGCATTTTCTGTAATCGCAGCCAAAACTTCAAGCGTAGTATTATACTTCTCAGTATTCTTCATTACATTAGCGACTTCATCTGCATGTTGAATTAGCTTAACTGTAGCGTTTCGTACACCTCTACCCGCTTCCTCTGCACTAAACCCAACTGCTGTAAGAGCAGCAATAAGTGCTGCTCCAATAGCAGGATCAAATTCTAGAAGTGAACCAACCTGGGCTAATTTTTCCAAACCATTTAGAATTTCCGGAGCCGTTGTAGCGAGGTTATTTTCAAGGCGGTTAATTACATTAGCGAGACGTAAAATTTCTTTTGCGCCTTCTTCTGTATTAAGATCAATACCAAAGGCATTCGCAATCTTACCCATCGAAGATGCTACTTTGTCAGCACCAATCTCTGTTGCAACAGTAAGCATATTAAATGTATCAACAAGCGAAAGAATCGATTTTATACTCGTAACACCCTGCTTTCCGATTTCTTCAGCAATCTTAGCTAAGTCCACCGCTGTAGTTGAGGTAGTAACAGCAATATCACGAAGACCTAAAGCAAGCTCTCTTAATCTTTTTCTTGTTAGCCCTGTCGTCTTCTGAACACGAACCAACGCATCATCGAATCCGATAGCAGCATCTGCTGCCTTCTTCAATAAAATGAAAACGATTGGGGTAATGAACATTGTCAATGCCTTACCAAATGACATCATACCCTGTGAAACAAGACGAAGACTGTTACCCACATTCAAAAATGTGCCAATAGTCTGTCGTCCGATTTTACTAATGTTTTTAAAAATTTGGGAGGTTCCAGCAATTGTTTGAGTTGTTTTTTGATTAAAGCTTACAAGGCCCTTTCCCATAACCTGCATACCGCCATCAATCTGTCTTATTGAAGCGGTAACATTTTGGGTTCCAACAAACTTTAATGTAATGGTATGGGTTGTTCCTGCCATTTAGTCCTCTGCTTTACGCTCTTCTCTGGCTTTTTTCCGCACTTCATGTTCAGTCATAGCTCCCTTGAATAATGAACTTTCTGGATCATCATGTGGATCAAAGGTAACTATAACCTGGGTATCGTCCCCCATGGACTTCCCATATTTTCTTCGCAAAGCATTAAACTTCGATTCGTGAGTCCATGGAGTCATCGCTTCCAGAGTACGATCAAGCTTTTGTGAATAGGAACGCATAACCTGACCGCCCCTTCGATCCATGGGCGTTTTTCCTAATGGCGCAGTAAGCATCAACCAACGATAATTCTGCGCTATATCTTCTCGTATATACTTCCACGCTTCTTCCAGCCATGGAAGTCCATACATTTCTATGTGCTCAAAGATAGTATCATCATACCATCCATAAGCAGTCCTTATATCGTGGAGGGCTCTTCCGTAGTTTCCTCGGATGAAACCAGCGAGAAAAAACGGCTTAGTACTCTTCCGATAGACGGTTGTGATTCATAAACAAGTGCAAGTGCTTCGATCAAAGTTCCAATATCGAAATTTACATTTGCAAATCTCTTTGAACAACCAAGAATCAATACATAAAGATCAATTAGTGCATCTGCTGTTAGAGTCTGAAGAACATCCCCTAAAAGATCAAATCCACTAGAAAAAGAAATCTCCCCCTCATCATCCATCATGCCCTGAAGAGCGGGGACACCATATGTATTAACCCACTTACCTAATTGAATTACTTGCTCAGCCTGATCTCGTCCTGTTTTTACTAGATCAAAACTCTTTCCAGCAACTTCTAACATATTCGCAGTATCTTCCATTTCTCACTCCTAAAGTTTATATATAAATAACCCCGACCCACCAAAAGCAGGCCGGGGATAAAAGACTAATCGTACTAGAGCTTATGAGGTAACTCGATCTAATTCACCAACACCTTCGAAATCCACTGATAGTGTCGCAAAGTCTTCGGTAGTAACACCATGCTCAACAGAAGTGAGTAGGGCATTTCCTTCCCAATACTTTGTAGTAACCGCACGACTATCATAAAATCGAAGTTTGATTGTGTTACCAGTTTTCATAGTATCAAAAATCGTGTCATCCGCATCGTCGTAGTAACCACGTAGTGAACCGCTCCAGTTCATCCACGTTCGAGCCTTATAAACCCAAGCATCAGCAAGCGATGCAACAAACGGCCTACGCTCAGCTACATCAACAGAAATTGTAATTGTAAACTCATTTCGTTCGGACAGTATATCCCAACTGTTACCACCATCAGTTGAAAGGTCTACTTTTGCATCAATTCCAACAATTGCAGCCATGTTTAAATTCCTCCATATAATCTTCTAGTTTCCACCTCCGTCACACACATCGGTGTCTCCATTAATTGCAATATCTTTGCCTACTTCCTTCAATTGTTATCTGCGTTGGAACGCCACAAATCCCTCTGGAGCGTCCCCTTCTAATCTTTCCCATGTTTCAAGCAAACTAAAATTAGCTAGTCGAACAGGAACAAACAAAATTCCGCCTTTAACTACCATCCAAGAAGTCATTTCCAAAACAAAGTATTTTTGTTTTCCTTGGCCTAGATAAGCAACATTCTCACAAACATCACGAAAACGATAATTTGTATCCCGTAACATTTTTATCGCATAAGCGGCATCAATAACTCGTGTACCCTCTGGAAAAGTCACTTCCTTTTCAGGAACACTGGGCTTTTGTTTCGCTTCAACCTTCTTCTTTTTCGGTTTCGGACGAAGCTGAGAATCAAGAGTTTCCAAAGGAATTTTCTTTTTCTTAGTAGAACGCTTACGTCCAAGCTTTTTAGTCACAAGCTCTTCTGTTATGCTTACAACCTTTTTTTTCTCTTTACTCTCTTTCTCAATTATTTCTTCATTCTTTAAAGGCATTCAATCCTCCTTAATAGTCAGGTCCCTCTATTACACTGATTTCAAATGGAACCCAATACATTGGGACATCGTTCATTTGTGTAACCTCTGCCTGATCAATTCTTTCAAGTTTAGCCCAAGGAGTAATTCCTCCGACTGTATGATCTTGTTTAAATAAAGTTGATAATCTATTTATAACCGATCTAAGGTCTCCTTCAACTTCCTGTATATCTCCCTTATATCGAATCATAAATACACAAATTATACTCCATTGCCATATTGGGTGTTTAAACGGTTCTACTCGTGTGCGTCCACCCCCACCAAATTCAACAAGACAACCAAACTTTTTGCTTTCCCCAAGAAGTTGTGTAAGTAATGTATCTATGCTACCAGCAACAACTTGATCTCTATGATCTACAAAACTATCATCAAAATGATTATAGATATGATCTACAATTGCATTCTCGATCTCTGTATATCTGCCCTCATCCATTCTTATGCTCCAAAATCTCTAGTTGTAATCCTTCTCACAACGCCATCAGTAACATACTGATTAAATAACGTATGAAACCAAGAACTATATCCTCGATTTATCATTTTAAGAAAATGGTTCATTCCAGGTGTCTGCACAAGTATTTCATCGTAATAATCATACTTCGCTTGCCCATACGGATATTTACTTTTTAATGTAACAAGACCTAACTCAGCAATCTTATTGGCAATAATTCCAGCAGCCTGCTTAAGGTCTCTCTTAAATGGACGTGGTGGTTTACTTCGAAGTTTAGCTCTTGGTCCACCATATTTAGTCATTCTCCATTGACCTCGTTGATCCGGAGGTCTTTGAAATGTAAATCCTGGTTTGTTAGTCATCCAGTCCATAATTGCTCGGGCAGGTGGCTTTTTTGTACCCCTTCCACGACCCTTACGAATAAAATAGTTTGCTGGATAAGGACCTTCAAAAACAACTGCATTACATTCTCCAGCCTTTTTTGCAAAAATATTCTTCGCTGCTTTTCCTGTAGCACCAACATTTTCTTTAGCGCCAACTTCCAATTTATCTCGGGCAAGCTTTGCAACTCGTTCAGCAACAGAAAGAGTAGCAGTACCCAAGAAATTCTTGATCATTCGATCTTGTTTAGCTCGACCTTTTATCAAACCTCTAACCTGACTAAAGTCAATGCTAACAAGCACCTGTGCTGGATTTCCCTTAGCTGGCACGGATTCTTACCCTTCGAAGCATACGTCGCATGATAGTTCTCAAGTGAGAAGTTAACCCCACATTCAAATTGGGCGTTGTTTCCCCGGACTCTTGCTCCCCGGAACCCCATTTCATTGTAGAATCAGCACCATATCGTTCACGATAATTAATCATAGCTGCAATCATGGCCGCTGCTGTAAGTTTGATTGTTGGACTTACAGTAAGGTCTCCAGAAGTATAATCAACTTGAACGTTTAAAATACCTTCCGGAAATCTTTGAGCAATCAATTGAATATGGTTTTGAAAAACAACATACTCTGTTGAAACCAGCGATACAGCACTAATCCGAAGCTCCTCAACTGAAATAATTGGAGGCTTTCGAACAATCAAAATATTTGTGCGCTCACCACTATGCGTTTCATTAATAATTGCTGTGGATTGTCCTAAATGTGGTGTTCCCAAATGCTCTCTAATTAATGTTTCTACAACATCGCTCCAAAAATCCTTCAAATCAGCTACAGGATAAGGGTGAATTAAAATAACTTCCTCTTTACTACAAAGTTCCCAAGCCATAAATCATCCTCTCAAGTCTAAGTTTGGACTAATCACTACAATCGTTAATAAAAAAGAGGTGTCCATGTTTAGTAGACACCTCACTATTTTTTTCTCTTTGCTTAACTGGGGTTAAACAAGCTTAGCGTGACGGACCATTGAGATCAAATTCGGGTGAACTAGACGTGCTGCAATGTAACCCTTTAGCATGTAGTCAAAGGTGTCCTTAATGCGTGCTAATTCAACGAATGAGAAGAGTCGGTCAGTCTGTCGGCCCATATCATCGATCTTGCCCAAGAAAGCAGCGCCTCGACGTGGGTTGTAGTTAGCTAGAAGGATATTCTGTTCACCATCAGACAACGGCTTAACAGCCTTGAGCAATGC